TTAGAAGATTGCCGACGGCAAATAGATATGTTACAGTCTACATTACGACAGTTGAATGTGAAGGAAATACGATGAAAGTGTTGGTCAATGGTTGTAGTCATTTAGCTGGCACTGAATTGAATGTCAATCCTAAAATTGCACGAACACTAACTTGGCCAAATTTAATCAACGGCTGGACCGATGTGGTTAATATTTCGGCCGCAGCTTCAAGCAATGATTCAGTTTGTCGTAGAACAATAATAGAACTTAATAAAAACAATTATGATTTTGTATGTGTTCAGTGGACCCACTTTGATCGCATAGAACTTCAAATACCTTTTTATAAAGAACATAGTGTTAAACACAAGTGGTTTTGCATTAACAGCAGCAATGCTGTTGAAAAAAGCGATCTTAATAACAATCCTGATTTTATATTTGACCTTGCTCGTAGCATTTTCTTAAAACAATTTGACAACACATGGTTTGACAACTATAATGTTGCACAAATAGTGATGTTACAAACGTATTTAAAAAATCGTAATATACCTTATCAATTTGGATTTGTATTAAACGAAGAACTTGAACAAATAAAACAAACCGCTTTCATTGATATAGATCAAGTCGTTAATGTTGCCTGGATTAATTTTTGCGACCAACATCGTTTTCAAAGACTAGTGACACATTATGGGCCAGATGCACATGAGGCCTATGCACAACGCATTAATTTATTAAGGAAATAAAATGATCATTGGTATATGTGGACTAATTGGATCTGGTAAAGATACCACTGCTGACTACTTGCAAAACATACATCAGTTTCGTAGAGAAAGTTTTGCTCATGCTCTCAAGGATGCAGTAGCGCAGGTATTTGGATGGGATCGAGAACTGCTAGAAGGCCGCACCAAAGAATCTAGAACCTGGCGTGAACAGGTAGATCCGTGGTGGTCCGAACGTCTTGTCATGCCTGAGTTAACACCCAGACATGTATTACAAGTGTGGGGAACAGAAGTTGCCCGCCGTAGTTTTCACGATGACATTTGGATTGCGGCCCTGGAAAACAAACTGAGAAAAACCACGGATGATGTGGTAATTTCGGACTGTCGTTTTCCCAATGAAATTAAAAGTATTAGAAATGCCGGTGGTATTGTTATTCGTGTTGTGCGCGGTCCAGAACCCGAGTGGTACAGCATAGCCGAGACTGTAAATCGCGGACCGGTTCGTAACACCGAATGGGCTCTGAGTAAAAATCGTTTGGAAAAATACCACGTTCATGCCAGCGAAACTGCTTGGATTGGTACAAAATTTGATGCGGTAATTGACAACAATGCTGACGGACTAGACAATCTGTATAGTCAAATCAAAGATCTGGTTCTAGCTCACCAAGCGTCCAAGGCCGGTCCATCCGTTTGATTTCTTCTACGCAGTTTAGACATATGGTTTTTAGATTGCGTAGATTGGTATTGTGTTGATTGCCATCTACATGGTATACTAATAGCTGACTAGCATAACGTGATCTAAAACCACAACGATCACAGGCAGGTTTTTTCTTGTAACCTGCTGTTTTCCATCTAGGCTCAGGCGGCTTGACATTACGACTTTTAGCAATACATTGTCCACATCGATATCGATAGTGTGCAACTTCGTCACGATAGTAATTGATAGCACAAGGTCGTTGGCGGCATGCAGGGCAAACAGGTCTAATCATGGTATATTTATCACGAAAACCTTTGCCAAAGGCCTTGATTACCTCTTGTTTTTGCCTTTTGATATAAATATTAACAACTAGAAAAAAGGATTTTCACTATGGCACTTTTATCCCCAGGCGTTGAAGTTACAGTTGTTGACCAAAGTCAATATATACCAGCCGCTGTCAACTCGGTTCCTTATATTTTACTTGCCACTGCACAGAACAAAGTATCTGGCACAGGTGTAGGTGTTGCTGCAGGCACACTGGCTGCTAATGCCAACAGAGTGTATTTAATTACTAGCCAACGTGATCTATCTGCAACGTTTGGTGTTCCGTTCTTTTATAAAACCACAGCTGGCACTCCAATTAACGGGTACGAACTCAATGAATATGGTTTGTTGGCTGCATACAGCGCATTGGGCATTACAAATCGTGCATACATCCAACGTGTTGACGTGGACTTGTCTGCATTGACAGCCAGTTTGATCCGCCCAGTTGGTACTCCTCCTAATGGAACTTATTGGTTAGATACAACTAATACCTTATGGGGAATATCACAGTGGAATCAAACCACAGCGGCCTTTACTAATCAAATTCCAACAGTGATTGTCGACAGCACACAGCTGGTTGGCAACACAACTGTACCACAACAAAGCATTGGCTCAATCGGTGACTATGCAATCACTGCTACCAATATCAACAATCCTGGTTATTACAAGCGTGGTGGCCCAACCAGCAGTCAAACTTCTGAAACTGCTTTAGCTGATGCTTATAATACCTGGGTAGAAGTCGGTAGTGATGATTGGAAAACAGCTTGGCCAACAGTGCAAGGAACCAATTCAGTGACCACACTGACTGCCAACAATGTTGTTTATGTCAACGGCACTTCTGTCTCAGTTCCGGTCAGTCCCAACAACACACTTCAAGGGTTTAGCAACGCTATCAACAGTGCCAACATCATTGGTGTTTCTTCTGCGTTTGTTGACAGCAAGTTACAAATCTTTGCTGACAGCACCACACTGGGATTTGTTGCCAACGTGGCCAATGCCACTGGCAACGGATCAGTAGCTACCTTGACTTTTACCACTGCAAACGCTACGCCATACGCAGTTGGTTCTTCAATCACAGTGGCCAACGTTGTTCCTAGTGGTTATAACGGAACTTATACTGTGACTGCTTGCGGTAACTCTACGGTATCATTTGCCAGCACCTATGCCAATGCATACAGCAGTGGCGGAACCATTTCACAACCCGGCGTAGTATCAATTCTGCCTGGTGCAAGTGGAACAGTATTGAGTGATGTTGGAATTACTACAGGCGTGTATAATCCACCTACATTTTTAGCCGCTCCGAACTTTTCAGCACCGCGTTGGAGAACCACAGACACTCAACCAGAACCCACTGGTTCTGTATGGCAACGCACCAACAGTGTAAATCTTGGTGCCAATTTATCACTTAAAAAATACAGCACATTGTTGGGTGCTTTTGTTCAACAGGCATGTAACATATATTCCGGTCTAGCTGAGGCCACCTATACATTGGATCCATCTGGTGGTGGTAAGAATATTGCAGTCGGAACCACAGTGGCCACCACCAATCCTGAATTTAACGACCCGGTAACATTGGGCGTTCAGATTTTTGAAAGATACGCCACAGGATCAACAATTGTAACAGGTGATGAAACATTTACTAGTACCGAAACGCCATTTACACCAAGTGAGACCTTTACAATTGCCGCTACTGTACCTGGCCAGGCCGCATTAGGCGCAGCAGTGACAGCAACCATTGGCGGTACAGGAACAGTTAGTAACTTCTTAACAGCGGTCAGCGCCGCAGTTGGTAGCTCGACATTTGCATCCTATGTGACCGCTACAGTCAACAGTGCTGGAGCCATTGTGTTTACTCACACCGCTGGTGGTACTATTGTTCTAACAAATGGTACTGGAACTCCAGTTACAGATGCTGGATTTACTTCTAGCACTGAATTCTGTCGTGCTGGTTCAGGCACTGACTTGATTTTAAGTTACTGGGTTACCGCACCAACATTTACTTACACAGCCAGCACCACTGGACCGGACCAAGATCCAGACAATGGAACTTATTGGTATTACTCAGCTACTACACAAGCTGATATCATGATCCAGAACAATGGTATGTGGATGGGTTATCAAAATGTAACCAATGATGTTCGTGGCGACAATTTGAGTTTAACCAATGATGCAGGTCCTATATTCAGTACCACAGCACCTACAACACAAACCAATACAGCAGCCAGCCCGTTGGAATACGGTGACTTGTGGATTGACACCAGTGATTTAGAAAATTATCCGTTGATCAATCGTTGGAGCAACATAGATGGCATTGATCAGTGGGTAACTGTCGACAACACAGATCAAACAACACAAAATGGTATTGTGTTTGCAGACGCTCGTTGGTCGCCAAACGGCCAGGCCAATCCTGTAACTGGCACTATTCCGTCGATCACTAGTTTATTGACCAGTAATTACTTGGATCTAGATGCTCCTGAACCTACACTATATCCACAAGGAACACTGTTGTGGAACACACGTAGAAGCGGATTTAATGTAAAAGAATTCCAAGGTGATTATTTTAATACTACTGATTTTGACGTTCCTGTGTATGACAGCACTACATCATATGTGTATAACGATTTTGTTAGCTTTGCTGTTGATGGTCAAATTAATATCTACGTTTGCTTGACCACACCTCCTACAGCAAATATTCCTCCAAGCAATGCTACTTACTGGTCTTCGTTAACTGCTAGTAAAGGTAATATTAACACTTGGGTCAATGCCAGCGGCAATAGAAATGACGGATCACCATACATGGGCCGACTAGCTCAACGTGCAATTATTGTTGCGGCACTCAAGAGCGGTATTGACACCAGCGAGCAGGCTCGTGAAGAACAGCGTCAATACAACTTGATTGCTTGTCCTCAATATCCTGAGTTGATGATCAACATGGTTGAACTCAACAATGATCGTAAGAACACAGCATTTGTGATTGGCGATACTCCATTGCGTTTGGGACCTGACGGCACTTCACTTACGGCCTGGCATAGTAACAACGACGGCGCTGGATTAACTACAGCCGATGGACAAGCATCGTTTGATCCATATTTAGGTGTATTCTATCCAAGTTGCCAGACCACTGATTTGTCAGGTAGCCCAGTGGTTCAGCCACCAAGCCACATGATGATTCGTACAATTATTCGCAGTGACGAAGTTTCTTTTCCTTGGTTGGCACCAGCAGGAACACTGCGTGGTGTAATTGACAATGCAGCATTGCTGGGCTACGTAAATGGTCAAACTGGCGAATTTGAAACAATTGGTGTGAGTCAGTCGTTGAGAGATGTGTTGTATCAATTGGATATCAATCCAATTACATTCATTCCAGGCATTGGCATTACCAACTTTGGTAACAAAACAGCCACCAATGTTTCAAGTGCTCTGGACCGTATCAACGTGGCACGTTTGGTTGCATTTATACGTGGTCGTTTACAAGAAATTGGTAACCAATATTTGTTTGAGCCCAACGATCAAATCACCCGCAATCAAATCACCAACTCATGCACAAGTTTAATGCTTGATTTGATAGCAAAACGTGGTATCTATGATTACCTGGTGGTTTGCGATTTGAGCAACAATTCACCAGCCACAATTGATGCGAACGAATTGTATGTGGATATTGCAATTGAACCAGTTAAATCGGTTGAATTTATCTACATTCCGTTGCGTATTCAGAACACTGGAGCAATTAGTTCTAGTGTCAGCACAGTGGCTACTGCCAGTTAATGTCATGGCCAATACGACCATAAATAAAGCATATAGGAGATAACACCATGGCTGTTTCATCGTTAAGTAGAATGACTGTGCCTTTGGCCAGTAACCAAAGTAGTCCAAGTCAAGGCTTGTTAATGCCAAAACTCAAGTATCGCTTTCGCGTTACTTTTCAGAATTTTGGAGTAAGTCAACCAGTCACTGAAATGACCAAACAGGTTATGGATTTTACTAGACCCAGCGTTGAGTTTGCAGAAATTCCAATTCCTATCTACAACAGCACGGTTAAACTGGCTGGAAAATATACCTGGGCTGATGCTACTTGCAACATACGTGATGATGCCAGTGGTGCTGTGTCTAGATTGGTTGGTGAGCAACTGCAGAAACAATTGGACTTTATGGAAATGGCGTCAGCAGCATCGGGCATTGACTACAAGTTCTTGACAGTGTTTGAAGTGTTGGACGG